CAAAGATTATAATTTTGACGGCTCAAACATCAACGTTCTACTTGATGTTATGTCATATAATTCATTTTTGAATTCATTCTATTTGAATATGGTTGCATCTGAGATGTTTTTGGACTCCGCTCAGAAAATCGATTCTGTTATTTCACACGCCAAAGAATTGAACTATATTCCAAGAAGCGCACATTGCGCTGTTGCTAATATTACATTCACTGTAGAAACCACTGGTCTAACATCAAACAAATTAACTCTACCAAAAGGCACTAGATTTACTGGTTATAATTCCAATGGATCATATACCTTTGTTACCGATCTTTCACAGACATTTGTTTCTTCGAATAACACATATTTGGTTGATAACATCCAAGTAAACGAAGGAACATATTTCTCAGATTCTTTTGTTGTAGATTATGATATAGAAAATCAAAAATTCACATTATCTAATGAAAATGTTGATACATCAAGTTTAACAGTTTATGTTGCTGAAAATGGTTCTAATACAGAATATACTTACGCTTCTACGCTTTTTGGTTTGAACGACATTTCTACAGTTTACTTTATTCAAGCTGTTGAAGGCGGGAAATATGAAATAAAGTTTGGCGATGGTTTATTTGGTAAGAAACCTATTAATGGTGCTTCTATCAACGTTGATTACATTGTAACAAATGGTTCAGACGGTAATGGCGTAGAAAATTTCGTATTATCTGATAACATTGGACCAGGTAATGGCGGCGAGGCCACTGCTTCAGATATTACAGTTATTACTAGTTCTATACAAGGTGCAAATCAAGAAAGCATTGAGAATATAAGATTTAATGCTCCAAGATATTATGCTACACAACAAAGAGCAGTTTCTGTAGATGACTATTATTCATTAGTACGTGCTGAGTTTGGTGGTGCGGTGGACGACGTTATTATTTACGGCGGTCAAGACTTAGAACCAAAACTATATGGAAGAGTTATTGTATCTATTAAACCAACGGCATCAATAACTGCTTCGTCTTTATTGAAAAATGATATTATCAATTATTTGCAAGATTATATAGCATTACCAAATAGAATTATAGTTACAGATCCTGAATATTTCTATATTGATGTTACTACAACTGTTCAGTTTAATTCTAAACTAACAACAAAATATTCTACTGAAATTAAAAGTATGATTCTAGATGGAATAATAAATTTCAGTAAAGATCATTTGGAAAAATTTGGCAATGATTTTAGATATAGTAGATTCGTTACTCATATTGATTCGTTAGATCAAAGTATAACTAGTAACGATACACGTGTTAAAATCGTTAAAAGATTAACTCCGAAATTACTATTTGCTACTTCTTTTGATATAAGATTTAATAATGGCGCCGAACAAGAAGGATATTATAATGGTGTCGCTTATCCTGACGAAAGAGTTTTAGGAAGCACATCGTTCTCATACGTAGACGAAGATGATAATATCTATCCTAATTGCTATTTGGAAGATGACGCTGTTGGAAATGTTATTGTTTATACTTATTTGAAAGGCGTAAGAACAGTTCTTAAAGCTGATATAGGAACTATCGATTATAACACTGGTATGGTAACAATATCAAATCTTAAGACTGCAGATTATGATGGGTATATAGAATTGTCTTTGACTACTAAGAATAAAGATATTATTGCATCAAAGAATGTTGTGCTTTTGATCGATCCAGTAGATGTTAATATAGAAATTATAGAAACAATAAAGTAAAATGGATTTAACAATAGAAAAAACAATCTCGAATTTTGTTCAAAATCAGTTCCCCCAATTCTACCAAGAAGAGGGTGAAAACTTCATTTTGTTCGTAAAGACTTACTTTGAGTGGATGGAACAAGAAGGCCAGCCAATTAAAGAAGCTAGAGAATTATTTGAATATAGAGATATTGACACCACCATTGAAAGATTTCTGGAGTATTTTCAGAAAAAATATCTTTATGGCATTCCGTTTAATATCATTGCTAATAAAAGATTTCTATTAAAACATATTCTAGATGTTTATCGTTCTAAGGGAACTATACAAGGTTATAAACTATTATTTAAATTGGTTTATAACGAAAACGTAGATATTTACTTACCAGGCCAAGATGTTTTAAGAGTTTCTGACGGTAAATGGGTTGAACCAAAATACCTAGAAATAACTTGGAGTCCTGTATTAGAGGATCTGATTGGTAAAACAATATACGGCATTTCTTCTCATACTACAGCAGTAGTTGAAAGAATTGTAAAAGAACATTTCAACAAAAATGAAATATATGTTATGTATATTAACCATGTTGCTCCAAAAGGCGGAGACTTCATCGTTGCTGAAAAAATAGTTGATGAGAGATATAAAACAGATTCTAATTTGATTGGTCTATCCCCAACAATTCTAGGCTCTCTTGATAGATTAGATGTTTTCAACAGTGGAAATTCATTTAACGTTGGTGACATTTTAAAAATAGCATATAAAGATCCAGATACTAATGAAGTTGATTCGTTCGGCGATCAAGGATTAATAGTTGTTACATCCTTGTTTCGTGGTTATGGTTCTCTTAACTTTAATATTAAGAACGGTGGGTTTGGCTTTGCTGCTAATGCTGCCATCTTCTTGTATAAAAATATATTAGATCAAACAGGTCAGGGTGCTAGTTTTAATATTAAATTGGCTGACGTAAAGTCTTTGACATATAATACTGATTTATTTTTAGATTATCAAGACCTTCAATTAAACGAAATTTATGGGTTCTACAAATACCCAAACGCTAATGCTTCTTCCACCTTAGATGAGTGTTTTAGTTATGAAACTAATAGTTTCGGAAGAATTGCAGCCCTTACAAACGTTTTGGCTGGTAACGGATATATTGCGCCCGCAAACGTATTCGTTAGATCAACTTTTATGTCTAAAAATATTCCAGGTAAATTGACTTGGTATAATAGCAACGATTTTGTTAATGCGTATTCCAGTCAAGTATATGTCAATACTTCTTATATTTCTAGTAATGTAATTCTTATACCTAATGCTTTAAAACATTATGACGCTAATGCTTATGTTGATTATATTGTTCCAGCAGGTAATACAGCAATAACCGGATTGACAGCAAATACTAGATATTATGTAAAAACAACTAACTCAATTGGTATTACATTGAGCGCAACACAGGGCGGCGCTGAATTAAGTATTACTACTGCTGTTGCTGCTAATACTACAGAAAGACATTCGTTTATAACAAAGGCTTTAACAAGAAGTTTTTATGCAAATACTACTTCAGTAAATAATTCAGCCTATTCTATTCTGTTAACAAATGCCAATACATATTTTTACCCAGACGATTACGTTTATTACCTAGTTCCTAGCGGAAATACAGGTATAATTGGTCTCACACCAAATTCTTTTTATTACGTTGAAAGTTCTAATTCTACTGCAATAACATTAAGCGATACATTTACTGGTAACTCAGATCCTATTGAAATATCAACTAGTGTTATATTAGCTGGTGAAACTCATTACTTATTAAACGATACTTTACGTAACACTTATCCATACGTTAATGGATTTATAACATCAGTTTATGCTAATACTACATCGATTAATAATACTAGTTATGCGTTCAAAATAGCAAATGCTGATTTGTATTTTGCAGTCAACGATAGAGTATATTACGACGTTCCGGCTGGTAATACAGCCATAGCTAATCTATCAGCAAATTCTGTGCTTTATATTAAGACTACCAATTCATCAGCTATTACTTTAAGTAATTCAGCTGGTGGTCCGGTAATTCAAATATATACAGGGTCTTCTGTTGCTGCAGAAAAACATTTTATCAAAACAGCCAAATTCAGTAAATATTTTGCCAACGACGATATTATCTATCTTCAAGCAAATAGCTCAAATGCAAACACTTTAGAGTTGGCTGTTATCAGAAACATAATAAGCGATGTTTCAATACAATTGTATGGTTTCACAAATAATAGTTCTACTTCTAGTTCTTTGTATGGTAGATCTGTTGTTATTATGCCAGCGCAGTTTGACGATTCTGAATATTCTGGTAGAAATAAGACAACTGGTAATTCTGTTATTTTCAGTATTCTATCTTACACATATAGTACTTTAGATTACACTAATCTAGCTAATATTATGAAAAGACTAGATGGCACAATTAATGGCATAAATGATAATATTGAAGCTCTGAACTCTAGTGGTAATAATATCGTAGAAAAAGTTACTGCTATTAATTCCGGAAAGGGTTACGTTGAGGGTGAATCTGTTCATGCTTATCGTTATGGAATTCTACAAGTCCCAACAGTTGTTAAAGCTGGTAGAGGATATGTTAACGGTGATACCATTGTTTTCACTGGAGGCGTTACAGAAAACCCAGCAAGAGGTTCTATTCTAACAAATTCTCAAGGCAATGTTGTTTCAGTTAATACTTCTGAAGGCGCTTGGTATGGCGGCGTTGGTTATAATTCATTACCTGAAATGACAATCAGATCCGTGAACAGCGCAGCAAACGGCGCTATTCTATCTACCAAATATATACCATTCGACACAGCTAATGAAATTAGAGGACTAGTAAGAAAAGGTGGTATTGGTAGAGGTATTGGTTATTGGGCTACAACTGACAGTCTTTTGAATTCTGATAAAGTCATCCAAGATAGCTATTTTTATCAAGATTATTCTTATGAAATAAGAACTGGTTTAAGTTTAGAAACATATAAAGATATTTTCTATTCAACATTCCATACAGCTGGATCTGCTCTATTCGGAAGATATGAGCTTCAGCCGTTTGTTCTACCCAGCGCAATAGAACTGAATTATGACGCTGTTGCAAATACTTCTTGGCCTCTTTATATAACCTGTGATATTTTAGATCACAGGGTCAGCGCTGATGTTTATTACGAGGAACTACCAAACGGCACTACTTTACCAGGTGTAATTTTGACCGTGGACCAATATGTGTTCGCTAACAATTATTTTGGGGCTGATATAAATACAACATATTCAGACAACAGAACAATAACTTCCGATAGAATATCAGAAGATTTACCATCTTAATTTAGTCATAGGGGATTTAAATTGGCAAGACAAGTAGTTAACGTGGGAAGTAGCCCAAATGATGGAACTGGCACTCCACTTAGAGATGCTATGGTTATCATCAATGATAACTTTTTAGAACTTTATACCAATCCGGTTGTTAATACAGCGATCACAGTCGGTAACTCTTCAGTAAATACTGTAGTTAATTCGACCTCTTTGGTATTTGGAAACAATTCCTCTACCATAAGAATCGGAAATACTTCTATAAATGCTGTTGCCAACAGTTCCGGGTTTTTCACAGGCAATGGAACGGTGACAGCAAATTCTATAAGTGTTACATCTAATACAGTAAATATTGGTTCTTATACAGCTGCAGCCAATGGTTACACATATCTGCCTAATGGGTTCAAAATGAATTTTGGGTATGTGCTTGCTAACTCTGCTGTTGGAAACGCTACATTTGCGAATGCATTCACTACAGGTCCATACGTTGTTACAGCAACATCTAATATAGCTGCAGCAACTTATGAAGCTGCTGTTATTGCAACTAATACGAGTGTTGCTGTTATCAGAACATCAAACGCAACTTTGTCTAATGTATATTACATTGCTATAGGAAGATAAGGTATTTAAATGTCTGGAGTATTACAACCTTTTTATAGAAAGGCTCTAATAGATGAAATGCTTGATAATGTTAAATCAAACACTTCATATTATTACGCTGTCGCTTCTAATCCTATAGAAAGAGTTGGACCGCTTTCTAACACTACTGCTGACGATTATAACACCCAATTTGAATCAGATTGGTTAATGTTGTTTGGTAAAAAATTAATAATATCAAATTTTGCACCTTTGATAGATAATAATATTTGGGCCAATGGTGTTGTTTATAGAATGTATGATAACAACGATGCAAATCTATATTCTAATAATAAATTTTATGTAATATCCACTCCAGATTATACTGGCGGTTCTTATGACATTTATAAATGCATCGATAATGCTAACAATTCCCCTTCTACTGTAAAACCTTCTATACCACAAGTAACTTCTTTCGAAACATCTGATGGATATGTTTGGAAATACATCACCTCTGTTCCATATAGAGTTTATAAGATGTTTTCTACAAACGATTATGCTCCAGTATATGCAAATAGTGTAACTTCTTTATATGCTAATGTTTACTGTGGTGTAGAAAAAGTAGTTATATCAAACGCTGGTTCTGGATATTCCACTTATCATGATGGAATCATTCTTTCTGCCAATAGTACTGTTGTTCAGGTTGGTAACACTGCAAGTAATGCTTCTGGGTTTTATACTAATAGTGCAATTTATATCTATAATACTACAGCAACTACTTCTCAGATATTCCAGATTTCAAACTATGTTTCTAATAGCGTAGGTAAATGGGTATACTTAGAAGGCGAGGCTAATACAACCAATATCGTCCCAGAAGCAACACAATATAAAATTTCCCCAAGAGTTGTGTTTGTTACTGATGGAGGCACACAACCTTCCGCTTATAGTTTAGTAAATACTTCCACTAATTCTATCAGCGATATTGTAATGCTTGATATTGGCGCTGATGTTTCTTGGGCTAATGTATATATTACATCTTCTGTTGGTTCTGGTGTTAATGTTTATGCTATTGTTCCTCCTCCAGGAGGACATGGTTCCGACCCAGTTTCAGAACTAAATGTAAAAGCATTAGGTATCAATTTTCATTTTGCTAATAGTGAGATCAGCACTATTCCTGATAATATCTTGTATAACAAGGTTGGTATAATTAAAAATCCATATGGACTATATGCTAACGGTGCCAAAAGTAATGTTGCCTATACCTCTGCAACATTTAGTCAAACTTTAGACGCAAATCTATTGAATCCGGTCTCGTTCACTGTTGGAGATAGAGTTTATGGAAACACTAGTAATGCTTATGGCATCGTAGCCTTTGCCAATACGTCAAGAATAAAGGTCGTAGGCGACAAAACTTTCACAAACGGGGAATATGTTTTATCTAGCGATTCTTCTATAAGCTCTGAGATAGACATTATTGATAATGGCTCTATTTACGCCAAAGACATAAAACCGTTATACGTCCAAGATATAAATAACGTAAATAGATCCAATTCTCAAACAGAATCTTTTAAGCTGGTTATTGAGATTTAATAACAGGAACTTATAATGCCATTAAAGACTGATTTTAACGTAGCTCCATATTACGACGATTATAATGTAGATAAAAATTATCATCGTATTATGTTTCGTCCTTCTGTTGCTGTTCAAGCGAGAGAATTGACACAACTACAGACTATTTTACAGAATCAGATTGAAACATTTGGTAGCTGGGCTTGGAGAAGCGGAGACGTCGTTAAAGGTTGTACTGTAACAGATCTTCCAAAAGTTCCTTATATTCGTCTAATGGATTTTGCTTCAAACGGTTCTGCTAATACAGCAACCCTAGACGTTACAGAATATATCAATGCGATTGCAACCAGTGTTACAAGTAATTTGACCGCCAAGGTTCTTTATGCTAATGCTGGTTTTTCTAGCAATTATCCAGACAATAATATCCTTTATCTAAAGTATCTTGATACTGGCGAAGGCGGAGAGACTGTATTCTCTAATGGAGAACTTCTTACTTTTCATCAGGTTACACCGCAAGGTAATGTTTCTCTTGCTAATGTATATACTTGGGCAAACGTTCTTACTGACACATATACTTCTGGCGAGGCTCATGGTATTACTTGCAGTAATGGTATTATCTTTATTAATGGTTTCTTTATTAAAGTTCCTGAAGAAACTTTTGGCCTAGTTAACAACTTCAATACATACGCTTCTAATAACGTAGTTGGTTTCACTCTAGTGGAACAAATTGTTACTGAAACCCAAGATACTAGTCTGCTAGACAACGCTCTTGGTTATCCTAATGAAAATGCGCCTGGAGCTCATAGATTAAAACTGGTTCCAAAACTAGTTTCTCTATCACAAGAACAAGCATCATTAACTGAAGATTTTAACCCTATTGCTTTCTACAATTATGGATCTTTGGTTGCCAAAGTAAATCCATCAGTCAATGTTTATTCTATTGTTGGTGATATTCTAGCCACTAGAACATACGAAGAATCAGGTAACTATATTGTTAAAAACTTTACCATTGATACGCTAACATCAGTTCTTGGAAACGAAATTGCTCCATCAAGTTCTAATAATGTTCTTGCCAGAGTAAGCCCCGGCATAGGATATGCTCAGGGTAACAGAGTTGAGCTATTAAAATCTGCTCATATTAATATGCGCCGTGGTGTTGACACCACCGTTAACAAATCGCAGATAATCAGTTTCAATTATGGTAGCTTCTTTGCTCTTAAAGAAGTTGCAGGAACATTTTTAACAGACAAAGCACAGACAGTAAAACTATATTCTGCGGCTCAACAAGCTGTCACAAACAGAACCTATTCTTCAGTATCACCAGCTGGAACATACATTGGGACAGCTAAAGCTAGATGTTTCACATATAATGCAGGCGTTGTTGGTTCTGCTTCTGCAGAATATTTGTTACATGTATTTGATGTTCAGCTATTGAGCGGATACAGCATCAATCAGATCAAATCAATATATTACGATGGAACTAATAAGGCTGTTGGCGACGTTGTCTCTAATGGCACTGTTGATTCTCAGAATAAGATGCAACTTTATAGTTTCGGCGTTCCTGGTATTAAGAACCTAAGAGACGCTGGAAATAATATCAACACTGATTACACATATAGAACCACAAACTCTTCATGTCAAATGTTGAGTACTGGTCTGATTGTTGTTAGAGCTCCTGGTTCTCAGGCTGGTGGTTCTGACATATTAACATACGGTTCAAATACAACTCTATCCGATTCTTCTGCTTCTGAAATTGTTGTTACATTCTCAGCTAATGCAGATTCTTCTGCGCTGACTGGTAATGTAACAGTATATAATACCTCAACAAACGTTGTTGGTTCTAGCACTACCTTTACTACAAACTTCAAGCCAGGAGATAATATTAGAGTTGGTGCCAGTGATGTAAGAACTGTAACAAGTGTAACTAATGCTACATTCCTTAACGTTGATGCTGCATTCGGTGCAAATGCTGCTGGTCAAACTTATTACAAGAGATATCCAAAGGGCAAAGTTCTTCAGATTGCAAGATCAACTGTTGGTCCAAACGCATACGTTACTGTAACAAATACAACTTCTTTCAATGTTTACTCTGGCGAATTCCCAAGCGCCACAGTAGGCGTAGAAGTTTCGTTCAATATGCAGAGAACTGTTGCTAACCCAGCCTCAAAGGCCATACGTAAAAATAGATACGTAAAGATAAACACTGCAACAAATCCAAAGGGCCCATGGTGCCTTGGTTACAGCGACGTTCATAGAGTTCGTAAAATTTACGGTTCAGCAACTACTAGCTTTACAAACGCTAATGGTATCATTGCTGTAGATCTAACATCCAATTTCAGTTATGATACAGGTCAGCAAGACACTCATTACGGTCTAGCTTATATTTACGCTAAATCTAGTTATAGTCAGTCTAGCTACCCATATCTATTGGTCGAACTTGATTATTTTGCTGCTAACACTTCGGCTGGCGTTGGATTCTTCACTGTTGAATCTTATCCCGTTGACGATGCTAATACAGCTAATACAAGCGCCATCCAAACTAAAGACATTCCGCTTTATGTGGCTTCTACTGGTTCTAGAATTTATCTAAGAGATGTTGTAGATTTCAGAACACCTTGTGCTATCACAGCTAACGATACTGGTATTATCACAAACCTATCAAACGCTGCATTGATTAATACTGCGGTTTCTTATGCAACTTTGAATCCTTCTTCAACAGTTTCTCTTAATATACCAATTGATGGGTTGAATTTCCCAACATATGGTAAGAATCTAGAAGCTGACTATACCATGTATTTGCCAAGAAAAGATCTGTTGTTAATGACACCAGAAAACACTTTGAAAGTAAAGGAAGGCGTATCAAGTATCAGCCCACAGACTCCGTTGTATCCAGAAAATGCAATGGCTTTGGCTGTATTAAATGTTCCTGCTTATCCTTCTCTTTCTGGTGACCAGATTGATGAATTCCAGTCAATCAATCAGAACGCTGTAAATCTAATTAGAGATACTTCTACTGCTGTAACCAGTAGCCTTGTAACTAATCGCAGATATACCATGAAGGATATTGGCACCCTAGATAACAGAATTACAAATCTAGAGTATTATGCACAGCTTTCTCTATTAGAAAAAAAGGCCAAGGATCTAACTGTAACAGATAGTTATGGTCTTGATAGATTCAAAAATGGTATCTTCGTTGATCCGTTTACTGATTTCGGTCTAAGTGATGTATCTAATCCAGAATTTGCTATTGCAATTGATTCTGATATTGGTGTAGCAAGACCAAGAATCACAAGAGAAATTGTTAATATTCGTTTCAATTC